CGACATTGATCAATGTCGGTGACCAGCAGTACTCTTACTCAGGAAATGCTCCGGGAGGTGAGCTGACTCTAAGCTTCATCCAAGATCCTGACCAACCGGACCTAATTAGTCAGATCAGAGATCTAGGTAACACCTACATCAAAGATAGGTACATCACGTTCTACGTACAGCCGATCACAGCTATGGCTGATCTCTACAATCCCACGATGCCTCCTCAGATGGTTCTCACCAGAACTATGAAAACTCTTCGCTATACTGCACAGGGTCTACAGAATAGACAGATCACACTGACTTACGAGACAGCTTGGGTCGATAGGAAGAAAGCTCGACGCTTCGTTTACAATACAGCCGACCACAGTTCTGCGATCGGTTACTTCAATCCGTCACTGGAATTCATACCAACGGTCGACTTTCAAGAACAGAAGTTGTTCGACTGATGGATAGACTTTACAGATTTCTAAATCAACAAATCGGCAGACCTTTCGTCTGGGGTGAGAACGATTGTTGTCTAATCCTCGCTGACTGGATAAGAGAAGTGTACGGGTATGATCCAGCTGAGCATCTTCGCTTTACGTACGACAGCGCATCTTCTTGTCAGCGTCACACCAGATTCTTCACGAACCCTGTATCTGTCGTAGCGTCGATGGCGGAAGATGTTTGTAATTTCAGTCGCACTGATTCGTTCGTGAAGGGTGATGTCGGTATCCTGTATCTTCCTGTCGATAAGAAGATGACTCCAGTCGGGGGTATCTTTACTGGAAAGAGTTGGGCCGTGAAAGCTCCAGATGGTGTGACTACGCTTCAGCCACACGAGATCAAAGCTGTGTGGGGTGTCGGCTATGGAGCATAAGACCAGAAATTCTCTCGTAGCTGTTGGTCTGATGTGCACCACAGCTCTCGTGCCTGTCGAGGCAAAGGCTATGCCCCCCGTTGTCGCCTTTGCGACCACTGTTTTTGCGGGGGGAGGTTTGACTGCGGCTTTCGCTGCATCTGCCGCTACACTTGGAATCACATCAGCTCTAGGTGTTACTCTGTACACCCTCGGTGTGTCTCTCGTCGTCGGGATTGGTCTCCTCAAGTTAGCTCAGGCTCTGATGCCGAAGCCGCAGACACCTGATCCATCAAACAGGATGGTGAACTACGCGCAACCCCTGACATTCTTTGAGACAGTGTACGGTCGTGCTCGCAAGGGTGGTCCACTCGCCTACACGAATTTTGGTGACAATCGGCGTCATGTCGTCATTCTTTTCTGCGGCCACAAGATTGCGTCATTCGATCTCTTCTGGTTGGACGAGTGGCTTGTTTCTGTAGATGACTACGTCTATGAGATCGAGTATTACGCTTTTCTGGACAGTATCAGTGCGAAAACTGTATCCTCATCTGTCTTCTACGAACTCGGAACCTACACGCAGGGAACAGAGGGATACGACGCGATGGTGGATGATCTGGGACTTACATCTGCCTCACCAACATACATCACCGTCGTTTCGAGGTCTGATCCCGGCGCAGGTGTCGTGAGCACAACACCACCGGGATCGCTTGCACAGATTCACACGAGACTCGGTACAGTGCCACAGACTCTTCTTCCTTGTGTGAGCAAATTTCCTGAACTGACCCCTTTTCACGACTTTGCTGGACTCGCTGTTGCTGAACTCGTGGCGCAGAAACCGTCGCCAAAAGAATTCAACGATAACTATCCTCGAGGCAGAGAGTGGGTTCTCACAAGCCTCATCGCTGGTCGTGACGATATACTTGACCCGAGGACTGACACTGTCGGATTTACGGACAACGCTGCTCTCGTGATTGCACACTGGATCACGTACTACATGAATAAGACTGTTGACTGGACAGAAGTTGCTGAAGAGGCAGACGCCTGTGACGTGATCGTAGACTCTCGATACGACGGAACACAGCGCAAGTGGACTCTGAATGGTGTCTTCAGTGACAATGAGGATGATGAAGTTATTCGTGCCCAGCTTGGTCTCTCGTGCGACGCGTTCTTCTACGAAAGACCAGACGGCTCTGTAGGGTTCAAAGTCGGTCGATACTATGAGCCGACAGAAATAATCACGGATGATGATTTCTACAGTCTCACACTCAGTGATGGTGAGAATGCTCTGGACACAACTAACGAGACAGTTATCAATTACGTGGAGCAGGCTCGCGAATGGAGGGAGAACGCATCTGGTCCGTGGGTGCATGACCCCGAGGGTCGCAGAACACGCGACACAGTTCCGGCATACTTCATCAACACACATAATCAAGCTGTCAGGGTCGCGAAACGCATTTCTCGTGCACAGCACGCCGAGTACACTCTCCGTGGTGTGATCAAGTACGTGGGTCACCAGATCGTGGGTGAGAGATTTATCCGCGTTATTCACACTGAACTTGGTGTGAATGAGGTGTTTGAGGTTCAGAGTTTGACTCGCAGTGAAGACGGTATGTCGTTCACACTAGAGGCTGTATCCGTCACTGCTGAAGATTTCGAGTTCGATCACACGACAGAAGAACCTCAGCGCCCTGACAGCTCAGAGTCTGACGAACTTCAGACAAACTACGACCCCAGCAATATCGTCGCGTCTAGTTCTCCTGTGAGTGGTGTGCCCGCGATTGCTGTCACGTGGGATAGTGCATTCGAATCTTTGAGCCACATCGTCAGATGGGCTCCTTCGGGGACGACTGACTGGACCTACTCTGACGTGATTTCTCCACTGATATACAGCTACCTGATCAACCCTCTGGTTGATGGTCTCACGTACGATGTTCAGGTTGCTGCGGTCGGTGGCGTCACAGGCAGGTTGCTCTCAGGCTACCTGCCGTCGCCTGCACTCAGTGTTTCGGTCATCTCGAACCCGACAGCGCCACTTGACGTCGTCACATTCGACGGAACGTACTCTGTGGATGGGGGGCGTGTCGAGATCACACTCTTCGCCCCTAACGATCCGAACTACTACGCGACCCGAATCTATCGGAACACTGTGGATACCTTCGAGTCTGCATCACTGATCGACACGGAGTACGGTGCACCGAACTCTTCTGACAAGTACTACGACACGAATATCGTGGGAGGTCTGACTTACTTCTACTGGGGTGTACCGATTAACTCATCCGGTGTCGCAGGAAACACGACTCCATCAACTTCTGTTACGATTCCGTAAACTCGTGCTGGTCTAGAGTACTGAGTCGGTGTATAGTGGGGCAGGAGCCCATCTCGGGCTGACTGTGGAGGATACACATGGCTCTGAGAGTGAAAGACGTAGTGCTGGGAACCCCTGTGTCCCCCCGACACACGATCAACCCACTTCAGCTCAGTAACCTGCTCGAGCAGATTCAAAACTCAGCTGCGACTGGGACTAACATCTTCTTCGAAGACACGGTCGCTGACTTGGACGGCGTGATCACGCCACTACTGAATGACGTCGGCTTTGTGCTGAATGACGGTGCGGCATCCGGCTCGTACAAGTTCAACGGATCAGCTTGGACCAAGACAGCAGAACTTCCCCCCGCCTTCGCGTCGCTCTCTGATGAGTTGACTGGTTTCGCTGTTCTTCGACAGTCTTATCTACCCGGTGATGTTCCTCAGAACTTCACACCTACACTGGACGGCGATGTTCAGAGTGTCAGTGATCTTGTGGGTGACGTCGTCGACACGATCACAGGTGCCGCAATCCGTGTAACTGGTTCTCAGGTGATCGGAACAGTTGAGCGGTACAAGAAGGAAGCTGGTCGAGATTACAAGATCACATGGTCTGTTCGGCGTCAGACAGATCCTGTAGATCCCGCTGGTGACGCTGTTCGTTTTGGGATATACTGGCTCGATGGATCAAAAACCCTGATCTCCGGGGGTGATCAAGTCATCGAAGACGTGAGTCTCTACGTAGCGAGCGGTGTTGTCAATCGTTCGCGTTATGTGGTCGACGAGGTCGCAGGTTCTGAAGACATCGCTCCCCCCGCTGGCGCTGTCTACATGGTGCCCTATGTGCAGACTTACGGACCAGATGGAGTCACTGACTTTCTTCGTATCGGGTGCGAAAGTTCGTCGTTCCGAGCAGATAGTTCGGGGGTCGGTGAACTGGTAGACGTGGAGGATGTGTCCTCTGATCCCGGCACACACCACGTATCATTCACACAGAATACCTCCGGTGCGAACAAGCTCAGAGCTGACGCAGGTGTGACCTATGTCCCATCCACTGGAACACTGAGTCTGGACAGTGTAGTGGCGGGGGTCTCTGTCGAGACCGATGTTCTGAGTGCGGCGAGTATCGTTCTTCCAGAGGAGTTTCAGTTCGAGAAGGTCAACATCCCGGAGTTTCCTGTCGCGAGGACATTCTACGTGACTTCAGACGGTTCGGACACGAACTCGGGTGAGACAATCTCACACCCACTGGCTTCTGTCGCGGCAGCTATCGCGAAGATGGCTGCGCTGGCACCACTGTCCTGCATAGTCATCGTTCAACCCGGAGAGTACCTCGTCGCTCCAGATACCGTGGTTCCGACGAACTGTGCGCTCTACGGATACGACCTGCGTGTCACGAAGTTGATACTGGCTGACGCGACCGGAACGACGGCGGCTGTCGGTTTAGAGAAACAGAATAACATGTTCTTGATGACCAGTGGGATCAAGGTTCGTGGGTTCACGTTTACGGGGATGCAGCACGAAGCCTTCACTATCGAAGGTGGACCACCGACCAAAGGCTATGCCTTCGTATTCAAACCCGGAGAAATTATCGCCCGATCGCCGTACATCTCCGACTGTTCGATGTTGCACGATCTCACACAACAACAGTTGACTCTTCCGATCGACAAGGCTGCTGGAAATCCGCTAGTGCCTGTCGGTGCTGGAAACATCTTGGCTGATGGTTCAGTTCTAGACTACGACAGCCCGCTCCGATCCGTCGTAGTTGACAGTTTCACATCAATCAATCCGAATGGGGTGGGTTACGCAGTCAAGCGAAATGCTTTCGTACAGCTTGTCTCAGTGTTCACCAACTGGTCGAGGGTCGGCCTGTGGGCGCACGAAGGTGGTCAGGTGACTGTCGCCAACTCGAACAATACATTCGGTGACTATGCTCTGGTTTCTACAGGGTTTCGCAGCGCAATACAGATCGAGGGTGTTCCGGATCAGAACCTGATAAGCCCGTTTACCTACGTTGCTTCCGTACTGTCTGCGAACCTGGAATCGATTGTTACCAACCTGATGAATGTCCGGTATCCGACTATAGTGGGCTGGGGGTCTCTGACTCCAGACCAACTGCTGCTCACAGAGCGTGACACCAGAACACTTCTTCGCTCTATCATAAATGATCTCAACTCCGGACAAGACCGGGGCGCACAGTATTTCACCAAGGGACTGTTTGACTGGAATGCAGAATACGCATTCTCAGCATCGATCTTGCAGCTATTCTTGGATGCTTGGGAGCAGGTTCGACTAGAACTCCTTTCTCGTGTATCTGACACAGATGCAGAGGCAATGATCACAGCACTGATCACTTTGATCAGTGACGTGGTTCAGAATCCACAGAACTACCGCACTGCATTCCCGTCTGTGATTGAAGCATCGGGCCAACAGTTCAGCAATGCGGGAAGTGGTGTCAATTACAACTCACTTCCGTACAGCCAGCGTGGAACTGGTCAGAATCCAGACCCAGCGACTGCGACGTATAAATCTGGTGGGGGTAAGATCTACGCTACATTCTCGACAGAAGTCGGTGACACCTATCTGGGAGAAGACTTGCGGGTGGATTTTGAGCGGTCGACTATCGAGGGTCAGGCATTTTCTCGTGGGGTACAGAATATCACTTTACCGCTGATACTAGCCATCGGAGCATAACAGATGACGACAATCGTAACACCCCGCCCCCCGTTAAATCTTTTCGAGGTAGTGCGGAAGACAGTTTCTGGTGATGTTGGAACACTGATCTACTCAGTACCGACTTATCGTATCCCGGAAAACGGGCCGACACCTCAACGCGACGTAGACGCTGCGGCAATCCTGACCAGCCTGATGATTGCGAATACGAGCACAGGGGCGACGACTGCGACGATCTGGGTGGTCGACAAGGTTCTAACTGAGTTCACTCTGGCGTCTTCGGTCGAGATTGCTCTCGAGAGTTATGCTCGGATTGACTTGGACAAGCAGGTTCTGCTCAGTGGTGAGGAGATATACATCAGCGTCAGCGCGGGTGACACCGCTGAAGCGCATCTATCTTTCGTGCTAAACCAGCGCGAAGAGTTTACAGTAATCGTTTGACCGGAGCAAGGAAATGACAGACGCGAAGACCAACTACTCTGAAGCCCAAGTCTTGAAGTGGCTTCTGACTGCTGACGTAACATCCCGACCATCTGAGTGGTTCGTCGGTCTGCACACTGGTGATCCAGGTGAAGATGCTGCTCTGAATGAACTCGTCGGGTTGGGGTACACACGAATCACGTGCAGTTTTGAAGTAACGAATCAGACAGCTACGAATACTGTCGCAGTCAACTTCGGACCTGCGACAGGCGCTTGGGGTGTGGTATCGCACTTCTCAGTGTGGGATGCTGTAGCGGCTGGAAACCCGATCTACCAAGGAGCACTGAACGACACTCGTACAGTCGGGATCGATGATCGTCTGGCTTTTGACATCGGTTCGATGACTGTGTCGGAGACGTAAAATGGTGAAACTTGTCAACCGGGCGAAAATGACCACAACCACTGTCGGCACAGGGACCGTCACGCTAGTCGCTGCGGTTGCCAAGCACCAGTCCTTCGCTTCTGCTGGGGTGGTCGACAGTGATCAGGTTCGATACGCCATCGAAGACGGAGATCTTTGGGAGATAGGTCTCGGGACATACTCCTCCATCGTACCCACGTTGTCACGAGGAGCTACAGAAAGCTCTTCTGCTGGTTCCGAGATAACACTCACAGGCAGCGCGGTGGTCTACGTCACCGCTGCAGAGACTGACATCGTACAACCGGAGAAGGTGCAGACGTTAGTCAACAAGACGTACACCGATGCAGAGTTCACAGGTTCAATAGCAGAGCAGGTATTCGCGCTTACTGGAACTACCCCTACCCTCGACCCATCTAACGGAACTGTGCAAACCCATACGCTTTCTGGTGCAACTACATACACAGACAGTTTTGCAAATGGCGAAACTATTACGTTAATGGTGGATGATGGTGCGGGTGCAACCGTCACGTGGCCGACGACCACGTGGGTGAACAATGGCGGAGTTGCGCCTACACTAGCGACTACTGGATACACTGTGATCGCGCTCTGGAAGGTTGGAACGACGCTCTACGGCGCGCTTGTTGGGGATGGTTCCTGATGCTGTCGCGCAAGGTCCAAGGAGCGGGTGGGGTTGGTGGAGCTGTAGGCGCGCCGTCTTTCCAATTGCCAATTATTGCTCCGTACAACAGCATAAACGCTGGATTTGAGGTTGGTGAAAATTTTCTCTACGGCGTCGAGTTGGACTTAGATAATGCAGCGGAATTGCTGGCTGACTCCACGTACAAGCTCGTTTCGGTTGACATCTCGTCTGGCTCTCCCGGGGCCAAGAAAACCTTGCTCAGCGCCTCCAATATTTCCGCCACCTTCTTTCCGTGGGCTGCCAATCCCCGTGGACTTCACAGCCTTCAGCTCACAACCGGTGAAGAAGCTGTTGGGCTTTTTTACACTAAATCGACCGATCAGTATTTTCTGGGCATCGCTTCGCCTTCTGTTACAGGCACATACGGCCTTTATCTCGGGTCTGGGTATACCGCTGTCAACAACTACCCGTGCATGGCTACTAGCGGTCAATGGCTGGCGTATGTTTCCTCAGGTGGGACGGTGACTGCGAAAAGATATAAGAATGATTTTGGCAGCATAGCGCAAGACTTCTCGATAACCCGATCTACCCGAACAGTTAGTGGATTTGCGAATATCGCCAGCTTGGCTATCGACGATACAGGAACCTACGCCTACGTCACAGGAACTGTATCGTACTCTCCTGTGTTGTTCAGGACCGTGGTCGTAAATCTGGTGACTAATGCTCAGACATCCTACGACTACCCGCACACTGTTTTCTGGGGATACATCACATCGAGATTGGAGGGCGACAAGTTCTACGTAGATTCTAATCAGATAGCCTACGTTCTTGACGCCTCCACACCGGGAAGCCTGTCTTTCATAGGTTCTGCAACTTATCCGTCGGTTAGTTACGCCCTCGCATCAGGCAACAAGGTCTACGTCACACCCAGAACGGACAACGCGTACGAAGTGTTTGACTTGTTGACCGGGTCGTCAGATGGGATCGTCCCTGCGACTCCTGACGGAGATTGGCTGGGGACATTTGTAAACACACCTGCTGATGTTCGTGGTTTATACGTGTTTATGTCCGAGTATAACACGACAAAGATTTTTGACGCATCTGACCTTAACAATCTCTCCTTGGTAGGTAGTGTGGGATATGCCAGCATCAGGATCGAAGAGATTATTACGAGTGCGGACGGAAACACTCTCTACGCATTTGAGCTTGACGCCACTAACGGACAACTGACGCTCGCAAAGTACGACGTGACGAACAAAGCCTCGCCAGTGTTGCTAGGGCGGACAGCCGACCTAACTGTGACGGAAGGTGTGTTGAACTATTTTGTTGGTAAGCCTGCTCTGGATGGTAACTATCTGTACGTCTCTCTGGGTCTTTCAGGCGCTCAGGACACCAAGTTCTTCGTATTCGATGTGAGTGGTAACACGCCGATTATATCTGGCAGTGTGATTTACCCTCTGACATATTTGCAGGCGAGTGTGCTTCTGAAATACGGTAACTCTGTGTTCGTATTCGGACACAGGTATCACTGGGAAGTTGACGTCACCAATCCAGCAGCGCCTACCAGCGCCGCGACGGGGTCGCTAGAGTCATCGACAGTGCTGTTAGAAGGTGACTACCTATACAGCGTTTCAGCTTCAAGTGGGACTGGGTATGGTCTACTTATCTTTGAAGTTTACTCTCTAGCGGGGAGAACCCAAGGGCAAGCTCTCATTCCGGTAGGATCAGTGTCTACTGGATATACACTCAGTGGTGCGAACATCCCTATGAGTTTCTGCGCTACAAAAGTGGGCAATGAAGTGTTCATCACTTTACCGAGTACCAGTGGAGCCATGCTCAGGTTCAACGTAGCAAACCCCGCCGCACCTACGATGGTCTACAGCAGTGTCGAGCTGTTTGACAACGAAGGCGACCCAATAGGGTTCGCTCCTTACCGTCTTTCAGCTTACAACACAGCGTTCGTGGCGAAGACTTTCTTAGTTCACCCAGACGGCGAGACTTTCACCACTTTGGGTGGGGATGGGTTTGGTGGAGCAGTCTGGAACCGTAACACAGGTGTCGTTGATACATCAGTCGTGGATACCGGCTCGATCGGGATCGAGCCGAGGGTGTTCAAAAATAGTACAAAGCTGGTGACAGTTTCAAAGTCAGGCCGAATCAGCATAGGAGACTTGTAGATGTTCGTCAAAACCACAGACGGTTCAGTCAGAAAATACCCCTACACCGTAGGAAACCTGCGTCGGGATAATCCGCAAGTCAGCTTCCCGGCAGTAATCACAGACGAGATGCTGGCTGCGTGGGGTGTGTTCCCTGTTGTCGTCCAAGCGCAGCCGGAGTTCGATTTAAGAACCCAAAAGGCAATTCCAGACATTCAACCATATTTCGTCGATGGCGTTTGGAAAGCAGGCCATGTCGTCGTAGATAACACACCGGAAGAAATAGCAGCGTACGATTTGGATGCAGCTTCCGGCGTGCGCTATCAGCGTGACAGTCTGCTTTCTCAAACAGACTGGATGGCTTTGACCGACAGCACACTGTCGACAGTGTGGGCTTCCTACCGCCAAGCACTTCGTGATATAACGGCCCAAGTGGGTTTCCCCCATTCTGTCGTATGGCCCACAGAGCCGGAGTAAGTTATGCTCGGATTTTCAGCATTAGCGTCGACAGCGATCACATCATCACCAACATCCGGCAAACTTCTGTCGGCAACGGCTGATTTAATCGGTTCATCCGATCTCTTACTCAGTGGTGAGGTATTCTCCGACATCACGGCAGACGTGTCTGGTGGATCAGTTGTTTTCGCAGCAGCTACGCAGGAGATGTACGTCACTGGTGATCTAGTCGGTAGATCTGCGATCACAAGTTCGGCGTACGCACTCTACTCTGTCGAGTGTGACGTCAGTGGCTCTAGTTCTGTGGATGGTGACGCCGTGCTCGTCTATCCGCAGCTACTGAGCAGCGACTTGTCAGGCAGTGGGATTCTGGTGAGTGACGTCGCTGTATCACGATACGGACCCGTACTGGTCAAAACGCCGAGACCCCCGGTCGGGTTAAATCTCGGTTATCGTGTCGCAGTCGACGCATCTGACTGGTTCAGTATTGCTCAGACTTTCGAGTACAGTGTTCCAGCTTTATTCTCAGGTCGTGCAGACGACATTCGGTCAAACCGCTTCACGATAACCGCTGCGATCGCGTCTACAGATGAGGTTCTTGGTTCAGTAATCGAGATGCGCGTCGTCGACGGACAGAATGATCCTTTCGCGTTTCGTACGCGAGTACTGAGTTCTAGAATTTCTGTAGACGGTCTCACCGAACTCCCTGTGAGAGGTATGACGCTGTCAGGTCAAGAAATACTGGAAGCTCGTGTCGTCAGTGGGGGTTCTGTCTACGTCTCAGTCGGAGTGGTCGCGAATACGAGGGAGTACTTCGATGTCATCCAGTAAGAGTCTCGGCTACCTCTGGGAGCAAACACGCGATCTTCACCACGCCTGCGAAGAACACCTTGTCGGAGCAGCTATGGCCTCAGGAAAACCTCCGATGAAGTGGTACAGGTGGTGGTTGAGTGGTCTGCACACGATACATGCAGTGCTGGACCCTCACCTACCCCCCGCCCTACACCGTACTGAGCGGCTGGCGTCGGATATGCTGGTCGCTGGCTCTCAGTTTGGGTGCAGCGGGGCCGCTACTGCCTACGCGGCACAACTGACCACCAGCGAGGCGCTTTGCGGGGCCGCGTATGTTCTCACTGGAGCTCATCTGATGGGCGGGGAGATAATGCGTCGCCGTCTTGATGGATACCCGACAAAACATCTCATCTGGGACGACAGGAAGCTGGCGCTCCAGGGGCTGATGGTGTACCGTGGCCGCACAGACATCGTACAGGAGTCTCGCGACTGTTTCGCAGCTCTTCTCGGTGTGATGGACGAAATTATAGAGAAGGTTGGTCATGTCTGACGACGCGAGATTAGCGAGCATCGAGGTCGAGCTCAAGGAAATTCGCAAGGCCATCGTGGTGCTTGCTCGCGTCGAAGAGAGGTTGGTGACAGTCTTCAAGCGGATCGACAACTTCGAAGAGACGAACAAGAAGCACAACGACCGGATCACTGCCGTCGAGCAGAACTCTGACAACAACGGCCAAGCCTTGCGCTTCGCAGAGCGGATCTTCTGGATCGTTTTGGCGGCTGGCGTGACCTACATTTTCAAACAGGGTGATGGGTAAAATGAATGAAGCTATCTTCAGTGCAGCAGAGGGCTACCTCGGACTCAAAGAATATCCGGGCGCACGCCACAACGAGACTGTCGTCGGATTCGCAAAAGCCGTCGGGCACGGCTGGGTCAAGGACGATGAGACTCCGTGGTGTGCATCTTTCGTTGGTGCGGTGCTGGCGCAGGTCGGCCTCCAGCACACCGGGAAACTCAACGCTCGGTCTTACCTGACTTGGGGTGAGTCAGTGAGTCTTGCTGATGCACAACTCGGAGACATTCTTGTTTTCTGGCGCGGTTCTCCTGGAGCAGCGACAGGCCACGTGGGCTTCTACGCTGGTCAAGACGAGAGAGGTCTCCTCGTACTTGGAGGCAATCAGGGCAACAAGGTTTCCATCGCTCCATACCCTGTGAGCCGGCTTCTGGCGGTGCGCCGCGCACCACAGCCTCGTCAGTCTGTCAGAGAGACCAAGACGGCGAAAGTCTCGGCTGCTCAAGTCGTGGCTGGGGCAGGTTCTGTCGGGGGAGCTATCGCAGCACTCGACGGTCAGGCGCAGATGGTAGCTATCGTCGGTGGGTTCGTGCTTCTCGCTTTCGGGCTCTGGTTCTTCCGCAACCGACTCAAAGACTTTGCAGGGGGAGCAAGATGATATGTTTTATCACGAACTGGCGTACCTCGCTGATGTTCGATATGGTGATGCTGAGGCTCTCGCAGCGGGCAAAAAGATGAGTAAACTCAAACTCTACGGTCTGGTGCTGCTCGGCGTAGTTCTCGGGTTCTTCGGTCTTCGCCATCACTGGACGCGCGTAGCTGAGCTGAAGCTGGAGCGGGACAAGGTCCTTGATCAGATAGATCAGTCTATACACGGAAAGGTCGTAAGTGATGAGATACGCAGCTTGGACGACACTGCTCTTCGGGACGCTGCTCTTGAGTGGGTGCGGGGTTCGCGTAATCGTTGACACTTTTTGCCTGAACTACGATCCAGTCTACTTCGGACAAGACGCGACGATAGACTGGCTTCTGAAGAATGACAGGGACTTTCTCGTACCGACGTTGTCGAACAACGAGAAGTGGGATCGTCTCTGCAACTGAGCACACTAAGTGGTGCATCCTCCCTGGACTCCTCGGTCAGCGACCTCCTCCCCGCTGACCGAGGTTTTTTCTTATCTGAAGTCTGGGATCGGGTCGTGCGCCCAGTGAAGCAAACTCTGTCGTTGTCGCAGTCGTCGCTTTATGTCAGCACCACCCATCGACCTGACTTGACCGAGGTGGCGGGTGTAAGCCTTCCACCGTTTGATCTGCCAAGCGTCGAGTTCCGGCAGACGACGACCTTCGTGGAATCTGCAGAACCACTGGAACCATCCGAGTGGGTCTTCCGGGGTTATCCAGCCGTTAGCCTCCCCCTCTTTTCTGCTGAGCGACACGTGTGCTGCGAACATGTTGGAAGAAGCCACGATGATCGCGTCTTTAGGGCATGACTCGGGGTCGTGTCGGAAGTACGTCCCGTCGAACACACCGAGACGCATCAACCAAGCGGGGGGGGTGAATGGGGTGAACTCTGGGTAGTCTTCGTACAGAGGTGCGTGTTCTGCTGCTCTGTTCAGCTTGTCTGTTATGGAGTTCATTCTGCTACTACCTTGACTAAAGTGTTGACTGCGTGAAAGTAGTCTCGCGACGAGCGCTCCTGGCCGTGAGTTTTGAAGAAGCTCACCTTGCTGGCGATACCCTCGCGGTGTGCTTTCTCGAGTGCAGTTCTGCACGACACCACAATATCCTCAGTAGGGCTGTTGAGCAGGTTCTCAGCTATCGTACGTCCTGTCCAGACCCCACCAAACATCAGTGTATCGCAGACTCTGTCGTAGATCGGCTTGCGACTGTCCGGAACAACCGCGAGCGGGGGTTGCTCCTGCATGTAGGTGAGCATCCACGGGGTGCGGTTGCGACTGTCGCCGAACGGATTATCTACGACTTTGGCGGTGTAGACGTTTCCGATCTCAGGCTTGACCATGGAGGCTACCTTCTTAGGAACGTAGCAGTCTTCCATGTTGTCTGTGCGAACAGCGAACCCGGCACCGTTATCCAGTGTATGGGTGAACTTGACTTGTGTGATGATAACTTCTTTGGAGTGTTCCACGTATTTTCTCCTTACTCGAACCAGTCGCGAACATCGTCACCTGTAACGAGGTCAGCTAGGCTCTTCTTGCTTCTGAGTGCTTCTAGGATTTTAATGTCGACGGTATTCGGTGCAGCGAGGTCGACGTACAGAACAGACTTAGTCTGTCCGCTGCGGTGGGCGCGGTCCTCGGATTGGAGCCGCTTCTCGAGGTCGTAGTCGTTGGAGTAGTAGACGACGGTGGACGCTGCCGTCAGGGTGATGCCGTAGCCGCCCGTCTGCTGGTTCGCTACGAAGAACCTGCACGAGGGGTCGTCCTGGAACCGTGTGACCGCGGTCTCGCGGTCTTGGCCCTTGGTTCCGCCATGGTACTCCACCACGGACGCGTCACCGTACTCAGCTCGCAGGGCGGCGCAGATGTTAGCGATGTCGCGACGATACCGCGCCCAGACGATCATCTTACCCTGTGTCTCATCTGCGACTTCGAGCAGCGCCTCTGTGCGCCGGTGGGGTAGGTCTATCACGTCACCGTCAGCGTTCGTCACGTGACCGCAGGATATCTGATGCAGGCGCATGATCTGCGTGATAACGGCCGAGGCGCTTG